GGAACTAACTTGTTTATTGAAGATATCGTTAATAACGAAACTTCTTACACTGGATTAGTTTTAGCAATGAACAAAGATTGGTTCTATGATAATCCAAGCGTTATCACTGATGCAATCGTTGATGGTTTGCAACTCGATCTTATTGGACATGGATTGGAAGAAAATGAAAATGGAATTTCAGTTATTGATTTCCTTTCATACTTCGGAACTTTGAACGAATTACAAGCTTACAGACAATTAGATTACAATCATGGTGCTTCAGCTGCCAGTGCAAGTACATATTTATTTACTGGCGCTGATCCTGGTGCTACTTCTAGAATGTTCGATCTAGATGCTTCTGCTGCATATAATACTGCTAGCGGTGGTGGTGCTTACGATCAAATCAAAGTATTTGGTCCTTATCACCCATGGGTTGTAGGTGGAACTGCTCAATCGCTTTTCGCTACTACAACTGCTGGTCAGGATTCTTTCGAAGATTTTGCCAATTCAATTATTGCTGGTGAATCTTTCGTTAGTGCTGGTCTTACTGGTGCTAGTGCAACCGCTTATGCAGGTCCTCAATATACTCTCGCTAGAGTATCGGACAGATCTTTATCAACGGTTGGATCTTACAAGGATTTATTAACTGTACAAATCACTTCAACTGATGAGGCTGGAAACGTTCCTGGATATAATTCAGGCACTACTTCAGGTGCTGGACTTGCGTTCACATTAGGTTGGAATGCTGGTAATACTTCAAACAGTGCATCAACTGGTGCTACCGCAACAATTGAAATTGTACCTAATATTAACTATACTATTAATCCTGTAGGAAGCTCACCAATTCACTCTTCAATGTTTGCTGGACCTAAAGCTCAATTAGGATTAGATGTTATTAGCGGTGTAATTACAACTGGTGATAAAATTCAAGGAAGCGGTCCTACTGCTTCGCTTAATCCAATTAAGGCTGAGGTTATCAACTCTTATGATCTTGAAACTTTAGCAGATGTTAAAATTTCTGTTCCTTCAGGATCTAGAGATACTGACGCTGCAATTCTTTCTCATAAAGTTGCGAACGGAAAAGTTACTGCATTTACCGACGATACATTCGTTACTGAGGTTGGAATTTTACCAGGTGATAGTGGATTCGTTACTCAGTTTATTGCAATCCCTCAAAACGGTGCTACCGGTGCTACATATAACGAATCTGTTTATATTAGTACTCTTGAAGGTAACATCAACGAGGTTTATCCTATCGGAGCAACAAATATAATTGGAGTTAACAAAATCAAGTTAGGATCTGTTGGTACAACTGCCGGACAAAACTACATTGGAGAAATTCAAGTTGGACAATTCATGGTTAGAGGATTCGAATCAGTTACTGGAAGCGGTGATTATGATACTAAAATCGATCCTAGAACAGGAACTACTCGTTTAACTAGAGTTAAGTCTGCTACTTACGACAGTGATGTTACATCTCCTACTTATGGATGGTTTATCGTAGAAACTTACGATGCAATCTTTACATATCCTGATTTAAGTGGTGTACCTACAGCGGTTGAGAGATATACTTCAATCGATGATTTCGTAACACACTATACAGTTACTGCATTGGATGGATATACTGTTCCTACAACGTCTAAGCCGAACAATACAAACTCTAGAATGAATCAAATTCTGGATGTAATGTATAACACTAATATCGCTGAAACGTTACAAGACAGAGATTCTATCACATTCAGATATATCGTTGATACATTCAACCACGGAATCGAGGCATCTTCTAAAGCGAGATTATCTAAAATCGCTAAAGGAAGAAAAAATGCATTCGCAATTCTTAACTCACCTTCAGTGAAGGAATTCAAGAATTCTACGAATCCATTATTCAAATTCGATTCTCAATCAACCTTCGATGCAAGATACGTTGCTACTGGAGGTAACTTGGCTCTTAACCCAAGCAATATTTACTCGCTACCGAGTATTGCAGACGGTGCTAATTACTGTGGATTCTATACTCCTAACTTAAGAATTAGTGAAAATGGAACTACTAAATTTGTACCACCTGCTGCACATATCTCGAACTTGTACATTGACAAATATAACTTAGCGTTACCATGGTCAATCGTTGCAGGACCTCGTAGAGGTGTGGTTGCTGGAACTGGAGTTAGTGGAGTTGAATATTCATTCGATCGTAAAGATTTGGATAACATCGAACCATTCGGATTAAACGCAATAGTAAACAAACAAGGATTTGGATTAGTTATTAATGCTAACCAGACTGCACAACAAACTGTTAAGTCTGCACTTTCTCAAATCCACGTTCGTGAATTGCTTATTTACATTGAGGATGGAATCGCTGAAATCCTTAAGAATTACAGATGGGAGTTTAATACTCAACAAAACCGTTTAGAAATCAAGACATTGGCTGACAACTTCCTGTCTCAAATCTTGAATGACGGTGGATTATACGACTTCCAAAACGTAATGGACTCGTCAAATAACACAAATGAAGTTATCGATAATAACATCGGTATCCTAGATACTTACGTAGAACCTGTAAGAGGAATGGGTATACTTGTTAACCGAGTAACTATCCTTAAAACTGGATCTATTCAGGCAGGTAACTTCTAAAATAACTTGAGAATCTTGAGGTAGTTTCGGCTACCTCAAGATTATCTCATAAAGGTAAGATATATAAATAAAAGAAAAAATACTAGATACCATGGCTGGATTACCACATTTTACTAACAGTAAAGCGGCTACCAAATATTACGAACCGTTCTATCAGAACTTATTCGAGGTAAGTATTCTTCCTCCTTCAGGAATTGCAGGTGGAGAAATTCTTCTTGAACACGTAAGAAAAATTGGTGGTTTGACAAACGAAAAAATGGAAGCAGTTGTTGAACAAAAATATAAGTTCGCAACTCGTTCCTATGCAAAATCTGCACCAGATTCTACAACCGTAGATTTGGCGATCGGTTTCTCATTGAACCTTAACGATGCGAACGAAATGTATGTTTACAAAACACTAAGAGATTGGAATAGACTTGTGTATAACTCTTTAACGGGAGAGCAAGGATTGAAAAAGGATTATGTTGGAACTATCGTTGTGTCTAACTACAATAGAGCTGGCGACATATTCTGGCAAAGAACCTTCTATGGTTGCTTCCCAACAGGCTCCGAATTAGCTGCGGCTGCTGAACTCAATTATGATACTGCTGAACCTGCCGAGCTGGAAATGACTTGGAGAGCTGATTGGTGGACAGAAGACATGGTATAATCTAAGCTTAATATATACTTTTTCCCCTTTACATATCCCGAACTGAAGGTACCCTTAATTGGGTACCTTTTGTTTTTTTGTCCATATCCTAGTTGGTGCGTGTTGAATTATCGTTTTGTTGGTGTGTATTATATATGATTCAATAAGCCAAAAAACGAGACTATTTGAATTATATTTGATTCAACGAAAATTTCTCGTGGACACCGAATATATAATCTAATACTACAATAATATGATAATCTAAAAATAAAATTCGCAATGGCAAGGGACAAAAAAATTCAGGTCCTTCTAAGTAGCGAAGATGAACAAAAATTAAACAGAATAATAACATCGGCATCTATGCATGAAGGTAAATTAATTGCAACTTCAACGTATGTTCGAGATTTAATTTTACATCATATCGCACAATACGAAGGCAAACAGACATCGTTCGTAAATGAACATGTCAAAAAAATCTTAAAAGAATATCAATCTAAAAACAAATCTAAAAATATCTTACGATGAGCACAGAAGAAAACAACTTTGACGAAATCGCTAAAAACGAATTAGAAAAGCGAGAAAAGGAAAGCGGTCTTTTTGAACAAGAAGCCGAAAGCCGAGCTAAAACAGAAAATGTACAAGAAGGTGAAGTAAAATCTACATCACTTGGTAAAAGTTCTGATTGGCAAAAGAAAAATGAAGACAGTGGAGAAGAGTATAAAATGGGATGGCACTCCATTGCACCTACTAATTTTCCATCTAGAGGATTATTCTATCCAGATGGAATGAAAGTATCTATTAGACCTGCAACAGTTAAGGAAATTAGACAATTCTCCATTGTAAATGATGATGATCCATTTTCAATCGATGAAGCAATGAACCATATTATGAGTTCTTGTGTAAATGTTAACATTCCTAATAAAATTTCTAATTGGAAGGATTTATGTGAAGAGGATCGTATTCATGTTGTTTTGGCTGTTAAAGAATTAACATTCGCTAAAGGAGAAAACAAATTGAACATTCCTCTTGAATGTCCTGAATGTGAGGCTGCTCAACAAATTGAATTTTGTAATGCCAACTTGAGACCGAATACTATCGATGATAAAATGATGAAGTACTTCGATCATGAAGAAAGAATTTTCAAAGTTCAAACTAAAAGCTCTGGTGTATTAGAACTCAGACCACCTTCAATTGGTGTTATGAAGGTAATTACACAATATATTAAAGACCGGACACAAACTCCAGCACAACGAAAAAAATTAGATCAAGGATTTATTAAAGTACTTCCTTATATAGTTCACGACTGGAGAGGTTTTAATACAGATAAAATTAAAGATATCGAGGTAGATTTCATGAGGTGGGATGCAACAAAATATTCAACTTTCTTTCAAATTGTTGATTTAATGAGAGTTGGTGTTGACGAAAAGGTACACTCAATGTGTACATCTTGTGGAGCGGAGGTCCACGTTCCCATCACGTTTCCCGGAGGAATCAAGTCTCTTTTCGTTGTTTCAGATCTCGCTGGAGAACTTCTTTAAGATGCAAACTCACTTGCTGTACCATCTCAGGTTACAGCCAAGTGAGATTGTGGAAATGCC